AAAATATCTTCTTGAGGAAATGCACTTTCTAGTAATAATTCTTCGATTACAAACTTATTAATAAAAGCTTCTAATATACGTTGTTCTGCTTTAGTTCTATCAACTAAGTTACGAGACATAGTTTGAGCGGTAGATCTATTAGAAGTTCCTCCTTCTCCCATGTCTACAGAACTAACGCCAAGACCTGTAAAAATTCTTTGTTTAAAATGAGCTAGAATTTTATCAGTATCAAGAGCTTCTCCATTTGCTCCTACGACTTCAATATTATGTCGTTCTGGAGTAACCCAACATCCATCAGAAGGCATGTTGCCAATAGCTTGCTGTACTACTTGAACTTCTGTAGTTCCATCTGAAAACATCATAGCAGGAGCAGAATCTGTACCAACTTTATAATGATAAAGTGGGAAAAGATGAGCATAAACAAGTAGTTCTATATTTTCTTCTATTCTTCTAAGAGCTCTGATGTCATCTTTGACAGGAACTAAGCTAGGAGTACCAACAGAAAAACCTTCTCTTTTATCAAAATAGAAATGAATGATATCTTGAGGTTCAAAATCAATTGGTTCTTTTCCTTGTATAACCTGCTTATATTTCAACATGCGGCCAAATTCATCTCGTTTAAATCTAACAGTCTCAGACGGCATAGAAAAATAAGCAGCTACTGGTTCTAAAGACTTATTATTTGATGTTATACGCGGACCACCGCCAGAGGCTTTTCTGTCCCTCTTTTTGACCCAAAACGCATTCGATGTTCTTATCAATGAATTAATAGTCCATGACATTAGAATTGGGAACGGCACTCCACCAGCATGTTCCATCTGTTGCAATCTTTTCCTGACGTAAGCAACTCTTTGTGGATTCTGTCCGACAAAGTCGTATCCTTCTTTCGTGAAGAGAGCTTCTTTTACCGTAAATGCTCTGCGAACAAGTGATTCTGTGTCGATAATTCTGCCGCATTCTGCTAAATCCCATTCTGGTGACTCCCATCGAAGACTAGGCGCACGTTGACGACCTATGTTAGACGTATAAACTTTAACAGGAGAAGTAGCTTGTCTGGGTACAAAATTATTTTTGTTTTCTTTAAATCCTTTTTCGGGATCTTTATCTTCTTTCTGTGTATCTTTTATTGAAAGAACTGTATTATCAACCATCGCTTCTCCTCTCAAAGTCAGCTATCCATTCTCTGACTTTGGACGCTTCTGATTCTTTAACTTTTTTCAAACAATCTTTTATAATAATACCTGATCCTATATAATTTTGCTCGTTTCCAGCAAAAATATTTTGTTCAGCTGCTGCTGCTTGTGACAGAGCATTTGACTGATTAATGCCATTGGCTGTTTCAATACCACTAGCAGAACCAGTTCCAGTAGTAGATAATGTCATTTCAAAAGTACCATCTGGTCTAGCTTTAAATTCATAAGGACTATTCTTACTCATTACTTCTTCTAGTATAAAGCGTAATTGTCCAGAATCAAAATTAGTACGAGTCCCACATTTTAAACCATTTTTATCAATAGCTTCTATAATAGCTTTAAGCATCATTAAAAGTTGAATAATCCTAGATTTTAAAATAGTATTATCCATTTTTTTCTTCATCCATCCAAAATCAGTTCCTATAAGATCGTAGATCAACTGTGTAGCCCAAGTAAACCAATCTTGCATATATCGTATTCCAGCAACCATTATATTCCTCATTTGAATAATAGGATCTACAATAATGCCAGCATCTATATAATAATCAGTAGCATCTTTCGGTTTGGCCTGTTTCTCTGGTGGATAAGCACTAGTATTATAAGAAACATTTTTACTAGCATAAAAATCTTTTTCAGATTGAGGCTGATCATCAGGAGACCATCTAGTACCATCACGATTATCAACATCTCTTAAAGGAGGAGGTCTGTCTACATTCTCGTCTTCCCAATATTCAGTCTTGATCTTATGCCACATAGACTGACGTTCTTCCGCAGATAATTGATCATATGCATTTAAACTATTTGCTTCTGTATTCTTAGTAGAAGAATATTTTATTTCTGCTAATGCTAATTCTACTTCTTCTATAGGGACATTAGGTACTTCTGGATTATATCTTTCTACATCTGGTGTTTCGAAAGCTTTATTTTTTGATTTTGTTTCAAAAAATGAATTATAAGATCTTCCATCATTGATTAATGGTTCACCAGTTTCTGGATCATATCCATTACGATCAAAAGCGTCATATCTTGCTCCAAGACCTAAATTAGTTTCATCTTGACTACTTGCATTGAATTGGAAAGGGAGAGCAGCTCCAAGATTAGCTTCTGTATTAACCTGTGCTTCTGAAAGAGGTAATTTAAACTGCTGAGCTGTATAAATTGTCATATTAATATGATCTACTACACAAATAAGTGGCCCTAATATTAATTGAACCCATTTATCCAACCATTGTGTTAAACCATCTAGAAACGGACTAAGAATAGGACCTATAAGTTCGATTATTAAATTAAGGTTAAAGCTAAAATCTAGATTAAGTTTAGCAAGATACTGTGAAAGTAAAGCTATTATTGCAAGAATATCACTAGGACAAAGATGAGTGAAGTATTCTAATAACTGACATATATCAACATTAAACCCAGGATTATTAAACAAACCTTTTAGCTTATCTAATAGATCTGTTCTCATTTTGATATTTAGAGCGTGTATCTCGAGAAGATCGCCATCAGGGAGCAGCTGTGCACCATCAAGAATTCTGTCAAAACAAGGTATACATTCGGTGATTGCGCTAGCAATATTTTTCGTAACATTTTTAGAATCTCCTTTAAACATTTCTGTATAATCTAAATCTGCTTGTGCTCCTTGAAGACCAGTCATAAAATCTTCTGGTGAACTCATAGCTTCATTCCAATAGTTCAAATTTTTATCACCAAGTTTTTGCGCATTCGTCTGAAAAGGATCTTCGTTTGGCCCTGGACCAGTACCACCTGCACCAGCAGAATGCATACCAGGATAATAAGCCATTTGTTCTCTTACACGGTGAGAAAAATTCTCAGTAGAATAAACATCTCTATAATGAACTACATGAGCATAATCTTCTCGTTCTTCGTTTGCTGCATTGATTTCAAAATAGTGAATGACAAGTTGACAATCGCCAGGTTCAAACATACTGTATACATCACTAGCTTTTCCATTAAGAATATCGCTAGGAGATGAATTTAAATCATTTCCATCTACAGAAAGTTTTTCTGCTTGAGAACTTTCGGTAGTATTAATATATGTTTCATTATCATTTGTAAATGCCATCTTAATTCCTAAGTAGAAAGTGCTGTTATATAATCAAGATCTCCAGCTTCGACTTTAGCTTTATATTCTACCTTCTTGATTTCAGAAAAATTGCTAGATCCACCTTGAACAACTATATGTGTCACAGTGCCTACAAGTGGTAGTGGTCCAGCTGTTCCAGTTAATAACATATTTCCTGGAGCATGGACAGCTCTACAATCTAATTTGCCCATAAAATCTCTTTGTATCAAAGGATAAAGTTTTGCATACGTAAGAGCTGTTGCAACTTTATCGAATAGAACTGGATTGACAGGTGAAATAGGTGCCACATTAACCTCCTATACCAGGTGCGCCATCGTTACTAATTTTAGCAAGTTTTTCTATAGCTTCTTTATACATTCCAAAAGTAATTTCTGTTACTTTTCTTCTAAATAATCTAGAAGCTGCCTCCATAACTCTAATATCTTTTTGCTGATCAATTGGTATGACAACATTTTTACATTTTTTCTCTAAAGAAGCACGTAATGCCTGACACTCTTCTATTATTTTTCCATAACCAGCTACTACTTCATATGCTTTTTGTCTTCTTTTATCTAAAGGAGTATCGGTACCAAGTGGATCTTTTTCCATAAAAGGACGAACTAATTCAGCAGGATTAGGTGGAACCCAATTCGATTTTGAATTAAGTTCCAACATAAGTCTATCTTGTTCTGGAAATTCTCCTTTTGAATCAAAACTCATTATGACACCGCATTCTCAGTATATTCCACTCTGATATAAATGTTCTTTTTAATTTGTATATTTGTATGAGGTGGACATGTAATTAAACGCCAGAAAGGATAGTAAGTAGTAGAGTCTCCAGATGCAGAGGAACCAATATCGTCCATTTCTATTCTGTTATTCCAAAGAAGATTTTCCCATACACCTTCTGTTGGTTCTTCTGAACCTTCTGATAACTTAATTCCCCATCCAGTACTTTCATAATCCGAGTCATCTTTGGTAGGAGTTCTAGTTGCATCATAAGAACTTATAATAATGTTAGAGTACCAAAGAGCACTATTATTATTTCTTATATATAACTGCTCGGTCGTAACATCACCAGTTTTGCCATTATGAGTAGTAGCGACTGGACTTTCGAAACTACCAGCAGAACTTACTTCTATATAAGCATCGTTTTCTTTATAATATAATTTCAGTGACATTTATACTCCTAAATATTTGATCTATTAATACCATTACCTTGATTACTTACTCTACTTCTTCTTCTTTGTCTTTGCAAATACATTTGATGATATTGTGCTTCCATATCATATTCTTTTCCTGTATTTGTTTGTGCAATTCTTGTACTACCACTACTACCAACATGAGCAGGCAAAGGGACTAGACCAGCAAGAATACTGCCAGAAGTATTGACATCAAGTCTTCTTTCAGAAGGATCTTCTCTATCACTAGATCTACTAGCTGTATTAATTTGTTTAGAGATCGGATTCACTGCTGCAAAAGCTTGAGTAATAACTGTATTTTGTTGTAATCCTCCAAATTCTTTAAAGAAAGAAACCATAGCTAAATTAAAAGCATCTAATCTATGATCTTTTATTTTTTGATCTCTCATCGTATATACTGGAGTTCCAGTTGGTGAAATTCTATCGATGATATAGTTTCTTAATTCTTTCTCAAGAATCTTATCTGCAGATGAAATTCTCATTTTATCTTGCTCAAATGCACGTACAGCAGCATTTACCATATAAGGTTTAGCAGGAACTTTTCTTTTTTCATTTGTGATTGGATCTTTTGTTTCAATAGAAGCGCCAGAATCATAACGTTTAACAATATCTAATAATTTTGCAATTTGAGGATCTCCACCAGGAACTCTTTGATCATAACTCATTTTCCTGATTAATTCATAGTTCGTACTTCCATTCCCAGCATCTACATATATAGACACTGGATTCCAATATTTATATAAATTAATCATAGCTTGAATACTAAGTAATTGTGTAAATTCAGATTTTTCAACTACAGAGGCATGCATTACTTGATAAAACCCACCAGATATATTTTCTCCAACAATAACAAGTTCTGCACCATGTTTTTCATTCCAATCTACACCCATAGTATATCGCCAACCAGCAGATGGTCTTAATTCTTCATATCTATAACTACGAAGAGATCTATCTATATAGCTAGGTTTATATACACCAGACTCAGAAGTACCCCATTCAGCCAACATTTCATGAGTCCATTCATCATCTGTATATTGCGGCCTATCTTTTTCTACTATTTTCCAGTGAGGTAATACTTTATAATTATAAAAGAATTCCACATAAGAAGGAACTTCCTCACAGATAGAATAATAAGTACTCTTAAAACCTGTAGGCGTAGAAAAACCTGTCATTGCTGCGTCTTTAGTTGTCTGAAGGATAGGGAAAAGACCACCAATAATAGCTTTATCATCAGCATAATCCATTTCATCACAATTATGAGTAAACATCGAATTCGCAAAGAATCGGTTCTTAGCACCAGAAGTTAAATTATATACATCTACAAGCTCTTTAGAGAGTCTAACTCCTTCTTTTATGATTGGTAATTTTACATAATTCCCTTTCCATCTAATCTTCTCTATATACTCCGATGGAGACAGTAAGTCTTCTGAATAAAGTTCATTATATAACTTCTTGTTATATTTAATACCAGACAAGCTAAGAGGAACATGAAGTGCAATTGCAGAATAAGGCATATTCGCCATGGATCTAATCTTTCTATTGTGCTTCCAACTGTCATAATTCCAAATTTTTTCATACTTCCTAAATAGCTTATATGTATTTGCAGATATTGTTTTCTCGGCATTATAACAGTATCCAATCTTCTTAATAAATATATCGATATTATCTTTAGAATTTAAAACTGTTATCGTACCAACGAATCTATCTTCTCCATCTTTCTTGTTAAAAGTAGGAGTAATAGACAGGTGATGCTTAATACCAAGAGAATCAATTAACGAAGATAAATCTGACATCCAACAAGAGATCCATTCTTCTTTAAGACTTCTCATATTTAAACGGATAACTTTTGGTGTTTTTCTATTAACTTGATATTTAACACCTTCTCCCTCAGCACTGAATAACCCAGATAAGAAAGCAGATTTTACATATTCCGTTCCTAATCTAATCTCTTTAGGCACTCGAAGAGATTGAAATACTTTCTTTCCTTCTGGGTGTTTGTCTTTAAAGAGAGGTAACGCATACGATGTTTTGAATTGTGAAGTTATTCCTTTAATTCCTAAGTCTTTATTCTCTGTTTCTCTAGTGTTGATAGTAGTTTTAGGGATCCCAAGAAAGCTTAGATCTTCTTGAATCTGCTCTAAATCAGTCTTTGATCCTGAAAATCCTACAACTCCTTTAGAAATCCACCCATCTCCATATAAGTATCCTAGTAATCGTGCTAAAACAACATCCCGTCCAAAAGTAAGCTTTCTGTAATACAAAGAGCTTATTACTTGAGTTGCATTTTTAGCTGGAACATCTTCTTCGCCATTAAACAAAGGATGATCTGGAGTACATTTCAATGTAGCTAATGCTGTAGGAATAGTGATCAATACATCTTCTCGAACACCAATATTCTTAATCACCCCAACTTCAATATTATTATTATCTCCGCCTAAAACTGTATCTTGTAAAGTAAGACTTTCTATTGGACGCAAACCAAATTCCGAAGTATGGACTAAAGATCCTTTTGGAAGACAGTAAACTCTATCAGCATTTTGACCACGAACAGCAACGCCTTCTGATTTTCCTCGAGTACCAAGAGCGAAACCACGAACCCTAGAATCATTAGATAATTTAATCTCATAAAATGGAGAAGAAACATCACGAACAACTTCATTATGAAGGAGAGGATTCCTTAAGAGAAAGCCACGAACACGCTCTATAATTTCTTCTACGTGAACTTTCTGTGGAGCAGCAACTAAAATACGATGACTTTTCTTTGTGAACATATGATAGCAAATTTCTACAGACACTACATCTGTTTTGCCAGTCCTTCTAGAAATACGCAAAGCTCTACGTCGAGAAGTACAACGCATAACTTCTTCTTGGTAAAAACGAGCAATCCAAGCTTTATCATCAGGATGAGTGATATATTTAGCAGCCCATTTAACAGGATCTAAAACAACTTGTGCTTGTTCCCATTCTTCTTTTGATAGAACATGTTTAAGTCTTGGATCTACTGGATCTAGTAGAATACCATCACAAGGAACTACAAATTTTCTATCAAGAGATTTTTTATTCTCGTCTACATGTCCTTTGAATTTTTCGATTTGACGACGAACACATCTGATACATTGAGGACGAACTTTAGCAAGATCGAATGGTAAGTCAATATCTAATAAATCTGAATAATCATTAGGATCTTGTATAACCATTCCATATTCCCCTTATTCCTCTAGACCATCCTTCTGGAGTATAGAAAATTCTTTGATTTTCGTCTGCCTGTCCTGGCCAATAATAACGATCAAAGAGTTCTAAGTCTTCAGGAATCCAATTTTCATCAGATGGAGGACTACCAACCATAGTAAGAGTAGTTTCTGGAGTTACTTGTAATATTGGTAATATAGTATTTACAAAGACTCTCTTGTTACACCTAGAGAATTCATCTATATAAATATGATCTGCATTTTGTTCAAAAAGAGAACCTCTTGCTTTTATATCTATACCTCTAATTCGAGAACCGTTATCGAATTCTAATTCATAAAATGGTATACTCGCCTCTCTTATTACTTTTTGTTCTATAATATGGTTACTATGGATAGTTTCTCTAATTCTATCAAAAATTTCTTTAATATAGTATTTATGAGATCCACAAACAACTATTTTTTTATAAGTAGACGTAAAAGCTTTATAAAGGATATCTTGAACTAAATAGAAAGTCTTACCAGTTCTTCTTCCTCCTACAATCACCTTTCTACACGAATTAGATGTTGCTGCTTCTAACTTCTCTTCATGAATATCTATATCGAAATGATGTTTTATAAAATGTGTCATATCAGATACAGTTAATAATTCTTTAACTTGTTCGACAGAAAAATTCTTTCCTAATCCACGAAGATGTTCAGGAAGTTGATTGAGAAGTTGATTAAGAAGATTATTGTGAGTAGATTTAAATCTGACTCTTCTAATTTTTTTGGACATAATAGTCCTCCTTATTGATGAAGTTGTAATCCTTCATGGCCTAATCCAGACCTAGCACTCATCATGCCAGAGTTCATCATCTGTAAAGACATTTGTCTCATTGTTGAAGCTTTCTGTGTGTTAAATGCAGAAGTATCTCCATACCAACCACTAGCATACTTTTGTCTTCTTGCTGCGTCAACATTTTTATCCATATATCCTTTTACACCATGGACACCTTCTTCAGCTGCAAAAGCACCTGAAATACCACCAATGAGATAACCGGCAACAGCACCAATTGCTGTACCAACTACTGGTACTACAGAACCTATTGCTGCGCCAGCGGCAAGACCTACTTTAGATCCTGCTTCCCAACCTATAATACTAGCAGCACTAGCTGTACCAGCTGTAAATTTATCCCCAGCACTACCTTCTGTAGTCACAGCACTTGCTACGCCACTAATTAACATCATTCCAGGTGTACTACTTGCTGCTTTAAAAGCTTTCCCACCTACTGAATTTCCAATTTTATTAAATATACCTGGTTCGGTATTTGCACTTCTACCAATAGTTTTTGCAGAATAACTATCTATAATACCTTGAATCTTCTGAGGATTATATAACCCAGATCTCTTCATCTTTTCAAGTCGTCTTAAATGGCGAAATCCACCTTCTTTTGCACTACCAAAAAATAAACCACCAGGTCTTCTTCCTCCAGGAGAGAACATATAAGAACTCATACCACCCTTAGCATAATTATTAGCGAATGTTTGCTGGCCTAATAAATTAAACTTTTCAGTCATAGTTTTAGGACCAACATCTTTCATTGTAACTTCGTCAAAAAATGACATATATCATCCTATCTATATATAAATTCAGTTTAGTTTATTTCAAACTACCAAGTGCAGCCCCAGCTCTACGACCAGCACCACGAGCAAACTCTCCAGCAGCATAAGATGCTCTAGTACCAGCACCACGAGCCAACTCTCCAGCACCACGAGCAAACTCTCCAGCAGCATAAAATGCTCTAGCACCAGCAAAATTACCCATTGCTCCTAATCCTGTAATCTGATTTAGAGCTCCTTGTTTAGCCATTTTCATTCCAATAGAAGCATTCATTCTAGCATTGTTAACATTGTTTCTTAAACTAGTTAATGGTCTGTTAGATACTAAATTAGATCTACCAGGTTTTTTTATAGAGTTAATTGGAATAGGACTAGAACTACTAAGTTTATTAGGTCTTAAGCTTCTTATTTTAGAAATACCTTTGTTGCCTAATTTAGATATACCACTTCCTAATACAGCACCACCTGCACTACCAATCATAGCTCCAGAAGCAGCACCACGCCATCCTCTTCCAGGATCTGAATTATAATAACCTATACCAGCACCTATACCAGCACCCAATATTGCATTTTTAAAAAGACCCATTATTAATATCCTCTATTCGAATCTAGCATTGATGTTCCAATAAGACCAGCAGAAGCAGCACCTAAACCAAAAAGAGCTTTACCGGCATATTTATTAGACAATACCGAACTACCTCTGTTAAGGCCACTAGCCATCGCTCCTCCTAATTTCCCACCAAAACCTTGATTAGTAAGGAATTTATTATTACTAATAGCATTGACGCCTTTTAATGCAGCTTTTGAACTACCAATCTGTATTCTATTCATAGCAGTTCCACCCCATCGTCCCATTGCTGCACCTGCACCAGCACCAGCAATAGCTCCACCCATCATACCTCCAAAACCATTATCTGATCCTTGATATGCACCAATCCCAGCACCGATAAGAGCACCTCTACCAGTATTATTGCCCCATAATGTTTTTGCTCCAGATTTAGCTGCACCCCAACCAGACTTTGCTATTCCGCCAAGTCCCATAGATACAAGACCTCCTCTTCCAAACATATATTACCTCCTTAAGTAAAAAGGATTATTATCCATCTTTTATTTTACACCAAAAACATGAATAACAAAAGCTTAATATTCAATAGCTGTTTTGCTTGCTATGTATCTATGTCTTGAACCTGCATTCTGAGCAGATTGAAATGGTACTCGACATACTTTATCAGATGTAGTTCTTAATGTTTCAGATGCTTTACTTTGTTTTATATCAAACATAGGAATTGCTACTTCTGTAGATTCTTTAGAATGAAGCATAGTATTCTGATAAGCTAACTCTCTTTTATAAGGAGGAATATAAGTTTTAGAACCCATAGGTAAAGAGGGAGCAGATTTCATATGATTAATAGCAGATATAAGTTCAACTCTAGGATTTCTGATATTCTCAATACTAGTAGCACTTCCTGTTAGAACAGGTGGATCTATAATAGTTTCATTTTTAGTTACAGAACCAAAGAAATCAGCACTTTTCCATGCTTGAGACTCGGAAACAACAGATCCAGGTCCAGAAAGATCTACTGGTCTTGAAGCTAATCTTTTACCACCACCAAATACGAGTACTTCATTAACAGCTTCTCTTTGTACCATTTTTGTTGCTTCATCACCAGGTACACTCATTAATGCATTAATACCAAGATGATGAGAACTTCCTCTTTCTTCCCCTTTTGCAAAAGCATCAATTCTTTTTAAATCTGCTAATTTGCTATACTCATCTAAAGTAATAGATCTACCAAAAGATTCTGACGACATCTTGTCTACTAAAACCTGATTAGTTAAAGGCATATGTGGATCGTTACCTGTAAGTCTGCTTGCCATTCCCCAATCTAATACAGCTGCTTCTTCAACATCTTTACCGCCTTGTCTAGTCATTACTCTAACCATATTTTCGCCATGTAAATCTGTGTGAGATAAGTTTAATCTATGAGCTTCTTTCATAAAACTAGTTAGGTTTTCACCTTCTTCTGCTCTCATGGGAGTTTTACGGAAATCATTGACTATATTGAACTTTTCCATCATGATAGCATTCTCGGTTTCACCATAATAACTAGGAGCTCTATTCTTTTTTCCCATCCACTCAAGCTTCTTGAGAGCATTTGTTTCTCGTTTAAGAGAATCATTTCTAGCTAGATTATAGAAAATCTCTGCATGCGATTTATCCATTGCTGGATATTTACCTTCTACTCCTGTTATCATATCGTCTATGCTTCTCAGTTCTTTAGAAACAAAATCAAAACTATGAGTAGCACCTTGATATTCGAAAGAACCAGTTCGAGCATAGCTTTTTGCTGTAGCCCCTACCCCTAATAACGTTCCTTCTTTTTTCATTGCCATACTCATAGCTTCTTTAAATTGAGGCAAGGAGCGTAGCTGACTAATAGCATCTTCAGAATCTCCAAATAATTTTTTAGCAAGTTTTACGGTTGGATCCCAACGAGAAGCAAATTCTGATTTAAATTCAGTTAAGCTTTCACGAATATTAGCGCTCCAAGAACCTTTAGATTTATTTCCCATAGCAGGAAATTTACCACCATTTCCAGTACTTACATAGTCAACTGGTTTTTCTACTCCACCAAAAAAACCCATATTTTTATATTTACTTGGAGCAATTTTATGAATCCAACTCTCTTGTTGATTCCATATTCTTTCTTGTTTCTTTCTTCTGCTACGAGCACCACCAGATTCTTGTGTTGACATGACAACATCACTGCCAAATTTCTTCCAACCCCAAGATCCCAAAGCACCTAATGCTACACCACCTGCAATCACACCAGCAGCCATACCACCTATTTGCAAACCATCTTGCCAACCAGATCCAAAAGAACTATGCTCACGAATAGATTCAGCGCCCATAGATTGCGATCCTGGATGAAGACCTTCGATAGTGTTATAAGCATCGTCTTTAGCAGTGAATCTGTTCGTTTCATCTATCGGTCCATGACTTTTACGAAGTTTAGAACCAATATACCTACCCATCCATGGTTCGTATTCGACATCATCACGAGACATAAGTTTTTGTGCAGCTGCAAGATTATAATTTTGACCAAGACGACTTAAATCAGAAAAAGAGGTAAATGTGATTCGTTGACCAGTGGCTTGGGTTATATCAAGATATCTCTTGTAATAATCTTCTTTCCACATACCTCGTTCTTCGGCTATAGCTCCACTTTCAGCCTCTATAAGTGTCTTTCTAGAAATCATATCAGACCCAGCATCTCCCCATGGAAGAGCTGCAGCGATACCTTGCTCAATCATCTGTACATTAACAGATTTGTCTTTCCCTTCTTCTTTAAGGATTCCTAAGTAACGACCATAGGTCTGACGCTCTGGATCAATTAGAACTGATAGACCTTCTTTACCTTCCCATTGTTCTTTAGCTTTCTTTGTTGCTTCTTGACCGTATGGTTGATCTTGCTGATAGCGAGTCCAATCAAGAGCATCATTCGAGTGTGAAATTTCAGGAGAGTCGATGCCTGTCATACGAATAGCTACTGGATCTTCAAAGAAATTCCATGAGCCTTTACTTTTAAGCATTAATGTATCAGGATCTTCAAACGACCAATTATAATCATCAAGTTCTATTTTCTGAAATTCACCAGCTGCACTCATCTCACTAGCTTTTAGATCTCTTATTTGCTCAACACTTTCACCAGCAGCTTCCATTTTCTCTTTTAATAATTTCTTTTGAGTAGGAGTAGAAAGCCAACGATGTCTAAATTCTTGTATTTGAGGATCTATCTCTTGGTTATATATACTAAGCTTTTGACCTTGATAACCAGAACCAAATTCTGTTAATCGAAGTCTAGTTGTTTGCGCAGCCCCACCATGTTTAAGACCTTCGATATGATTGTAATTATCATCTCTACCAGAAAAAGCTAAACTATTTAATCCTTTTATAATTCCATAAGTAGCAACGCCAGCAGCTATACCAAGAGTAGCTTTATTGGTTTTTGTTTTAGCAACTTGATAAGCAGCTAAAGCTCCATACCCACCAATAAGATTACTCGCTCCTTGACCAGGAGCTACTATGCTAACAGCTGCTCCAATAGCAGCAAATCGTGCACTTTTGCTAAGAATAGCAGCATTCTTATTGTTTTTTAAAAGTTTTGCGATATTCCTATCAGGAATATTAGAAAAAATGTCTCTTACAGAATTTACAGAAGGAGAAGCAACTTTTTTAGGAACTCCTAATTTAGTTTTCCCTTCTAATCGATCAAGGAAAGAAGCAGAACGAGGTTCTTTTGGTATCATAAAAGAAGGAAGATTCAAAAAAGTTTCTTCTCCTTTACGAATAGTCATCTTATCTAGTTCTGATATTCCAATAAGCTTCTGATCAAGTGAACCTAAAGCTTTCTCGTATCTTTGCTTACCAGTAAGACCACGTGTACCATCTTGAAGTATTTCAGCTTCGTTCCATAATCTAGAAGCTTCTTTGCCACTATCTTTCGTCAACGTGTTATAGATATGTTCTGTCATCTTAACATCGAAGAAAGGAGTGTGTGCCGCATCAGAAAGTGCATTCATGCCGCTATGTTTGAAGTTAAAGGCATGAGCTAAAGCTTGTTGTTTCCACCCAGTTGGATTCAACTTAAGCTCTTTAAACATTCCTTCTTGCCAACCAATATATTCAGAACCTAACTTCTCAGAAAGAAATGCTTTTGCATAGTGACCAACATCAATTACTTCTCGTCCTTTAAGAACTTTTGTAAGTTCTTTTTCTAATCCATGACGCTTAGCAATCATCTTTAGATAAGGTATATCGAATTGTTCGATGTTATACCCCATGAGAGCAGCTTTCCTATCAGACTTCAAACCTGCAATAAATTGTTTTATTATTTTGTCTTCGGTAACTCTCTTCTTGAATATACTGCTTTCTCTAAGACCAAGATCTGCTTTAGATTGACTCATCATCTGACGATGACGGGGGAGAATAGTCTCCTCTATGAATTCGCCATAGTAAGGGCCATTCTTAATATCTACTAAAGACATACCTTCTCTAGTAAAACCTTCTGAATTTCTGAAAGAAAAACCAAGAGAAGTGATACCTCTACTAGACCCAGTCTCTTTATAAGCAAGTTGTTTTAAAAGACCAGTAGTTTCTAGGTCAAAAGCAAAATAACTTTTAGATGGTGGTCTCTGTGCGTTAAGAAAATTTTCGAAACGAAGACCTTCTTTAGAAAGCTGAACAGGATCTAAACCTTGCAATTGTCGTCTAGTGAATAATTGACCAGCAAGATTCCTTTTAACACCTATTCCGCGTAATCCTTTGATATTACTACGTTTAAATCTTTGAGGAGATACAGGAAGAGCAAAGCGAGCTTTGCCTTCTATAGTTCCGTAATTGCTTGGAAGCATTGCAAGTTCGATACGTCTTTTATGATAATCATCCCACCAGACATGATCTCCAGCAAATCTTGCCTGGAGATAGTCTTTCATTACAATTAATTCTTCAAATGTATCTGCTTGCTCTATTAACTGTTGAGCAGTAAAACCTTTTAAGCGAGGATGGTCATTTCGTAAACTATCGACTAATTCACTACGGAAAGATGAAAAGCCAGGCTTAGTAACAATTTCTTGTTCGATCGCTTCGATATCTTTTAATATCTCAGGATCATAAAACTCAGGGATCCATTCCACTAATTATCACCTCAGAAAATCGTCGTTAGATACTGCTTCCCAGTCAGCCTCAACTAAATCAGGATTACTAGGCACACTAGATGTTCCTTCTATTAGTTTATCAAGATCACCAATACTTCCGCCAGCCTTATTCATTTTTTCTATGAGGCTTCTAACATCAGATAATTGAGAAGAAATTCCATCAGAATCTTTCTTTTTAAGCTGAGCAGCTTTTTTATACTCTTCTTTGCGAGTAGCAACAAGAGCTTCAAGTAGATTCATACGCTTGCGATGAAAACCCTCTTTTGCAGTAATATAAGGATTAACCATAGCGTTTTCAACAAGTTGACCACTTTTAGTCTCTTGAAATTCAATTCTTATAAGATTTTGATCCTCAATTGTTGCCAAGCCTAGATTAGCTCTATACTCAAAGACATCAAGCTCTACCAATCTGTCTATAAGCGACATTTCATATGGAGACCCAGGGTCAATATCTAAGGTATCTATATACTCTCTAGTCTTGGACTTAATAAGACCTACTTCTAGAGGACAAGCTCTAGAAATTGGTGGCTTATTAAATGGACATCTTTCTTTTAGATGACATTTACTCCTACCAGGGCAAAGTTTTGGTAGAAAAGCAGACATTCCAGTTTTCATTCTTTTTACATGATTTGTAAAATTCTGAGCTTCTTTTGCTGTTAATTCAATATCGTCATAATTATCGAGATCTACATTTAAGAACTCAAACATTTTTGTCTTTGATATAGAACCATCAGAGTGTTGTATCTCTCCACTGAGTTTTACAATAGCTCCTTCTTCTGGCGTTCCTGATCCGATTCCACCCATATTAAACTTCTTTCTTTGGATCCCAATTTTGTAATTCTTGAGGAACAGCAAAACAAGTGACCCAGGTAGGCTCAAGGCCTACATTAATATCTACAGCTACTTTGTAGTCGTCTTCAGATTTAGTGACTCTAACTTCTGCCAAACGCTTATGCCAAACTTCCATACTATAGTCTTTCTTTAAAGATTCTTTCCATTTAGCCATGCTCTCGTCAAATTCTTCTTCTGTATCAAGGATACAAATACCTACTCCACAAGTAGAAAGATATCTAGCATCAGGACATTCTTCTCCGTATTCATTAATAAGAGGAGACCCATGTTCTAGGTATAGTTTTCTGGCATCTTCTTTTTTTTCAGCGATAATTTTATCAATCTCTTCTTCTTTAATTATGTGTGAGCCCCAACGATATAAATACATCTATTCCTCCAACTTAGAAACCCAGTTCTCATTAAGCCACTTAAGTAACTCTATTACATTATCTGAATTATCTTCAAGGAATAATGTTTTAGCCATTTTAGCATATGGACATGATTCGCCATATTTACCATTATTAACAAACCAATCATGACGTTCTAACATACAACTAGGATTATCTCCTCCTAACTCTTCTGATAATGTAACAAATTTATCTAAAACTTCAGGTTTTAAAAACTCATTAAGCCCCTTACGGAGCTTATTCAATACGAGCATTGTATCGGTATCTTTAAATGCATAATTATTATTTTGTGTCATTGTTCCTCGTACAGCTACAATTACTTCGCGAATTTCTATCTAAACGCATTTCATCGTGCATTTCTTTTAGCATTTGTTTAATATCTAAAACATCTTTTTTAATAGTTTGTTGACGCTCATCAAGAATAGTGACGTCTTTCGTATATTGGATTTTATCAGTATAACTCTCTTTACATTCTGTTCTTATAGTAGATAAAACAGATTGATCTTCTTCAGCGGCCCAAGCTTTAGTAGAAGCGAACGAAGCAGTCATATATAGAATAGCAGTTACAAACATACCAAGTGCAGTGAGGAATACCCCAGCCCAGGCCGCGCGATTTTTATTAGATGATAACGGAGGAAACAAACTTGGTCTGCTTGAAGGATCAGATTGTGGCATAAACTTAAGTCCTTTCTGTGCTGTTGATTAATAAGAAAGCACTATCATATAATACCACAAATGGAATAATAATCTATTTTTTACCACCAAGAATATATTTCCTATTCTTCTCAGGGTCATGGATAGGTAATATAATATTTAAAATTCCGTTTTTTAGGCTTATACTGGTATTCTCGAGATCAAGATTTTCGCGGATACTGATCTTTCTTGTGAATGCACACTTGAATTTATCAGATACATGATCATGCTTTAAGTTATCCCCTTCAATAACCAAAGTTCGACCTTCAAAATAAATCTTAAGATCATCCTCTTCAAACCCAGCCACAGCGAATTGAACTTGTGCACTTGCATATTCTCCCTTAAGATAACCATCTTCTCCAGCTGGGATCATCTGAACCGACACTGGCGGCTTAGGATCTTCACGAGGAAAGGAATAGAAAAAACGATTGAAAATAGTGTCCAATTCTCTTGTTAGATATACCATAGGTAAAACCTCCTTAATATAATATGTACTTTCTATAAGAAAGCCATAGGATAATAGACACATAGTGTCGTTATTTATAACTATATTGTAGTTTTCTTACCACTCCTTGTCAAGACTTTGCTACTAAAGAAAAAAACGGCGGCCCTGGTGAAGAAAAAAGAGATGCAAAAAAGTTCTTTTTTAAGAAAAGAACATAAAAAAAGACCCCAGGGATCGAATGACCCTGGAGCCAAAAACAAAGGAGAGGATGTAGTGACTATCCTACGAGCTCACTGTAAAAGATAATCACTAAGTAAATATAATATATAAATATCCGCCGAGCAAGAAAAAACGTTAAATAGGGCCGAAAATGAAATAAAATTTTTTTTGAAAAAAGAAAAAAAAGAAAAAAACATATTTTTAGATACCAAAGGAAAAACGAATATAAAATAAAAATATATATTTTAAAGACCTAGTGTTGTGTAGGTACTAGGGTACGTGAGCAATGGAGTTCGGTGCCCCCGGTATCTCTATATAAAAAACGGTTGATTTAATTTCAACCAGAAGGAGTCTATTATGACTATTAAAACAAATGAAGTAATCGAAATCACAATTATTAATCCTGTAAAAGTAGCACTGATGATGCTTGAATCTGCATGTGAAACGATGGGTCTAGCTGATGCATTAGAACCTAACCATGCAGAAGATAAAGCAGTAGCACGTTACCTACGTGTGTTAGCTCAGGATGAAGCAGACATGGCATGTACTACTGTACGTAATGGTGTGTACTAAATAACTATATTGGTACTATGTGTACCAGAAAGAAGGTGTTCTATGTGTATGAATAACAACAACAATAACAACAATGTTAACTTCAATGTATGTAGTAGTACTGACAGTGTTACTACCAGTGTATGCGGATGGTGTGGTACTGACATTACTGATGGTATGGAGTTCTGTAGTGAAACATGTAGGGATATGTGTATAGATGCATACAGAAAAGATATGGCTCTACAGCAGGAGACATACGATGCAGGTATGATAGATGTGATGCAGTGGAAGGACTAGCCAGTAGCTTGCCTGTATGATTACTTAGTATCAGCCACATACATTATCTATGTAGTAGATATACTATAGTAGATAGTGTGTGTGGTAGATACTCTTATCTTAATAACAATTGGTCTTAATAAGGACTGAAATGGGAAAAAATCCCGCAAGCCATATAGGTTTTCTATATAAAAGGCCTATATAGGGGGGTCTATACAAAGCCCCCTTATTACAGCACTATTAAGTGCAAGGAGATAACTATGACTATCAATACAATCAATACAATTAACAACATGATTAACGAAGCATTAGATAACATGTACACAAGTAATGGTAGCAAGCCTGTTGTGTTAGCTGAATCTAAGAAACACCCTGTTATTCGTAAGTATGAACTCCTAGCTGCACAAGCAGTAGAAAACATGTTCATTAAACGCTTTGGCAGTATTAACCTTCCTGAAGGCAACACTGTTCGTGGCTAAAAACGTAACTACAAACAAAGGAGTCTATTATGACAAGTAAAGCAATCCAATCATTTATCACTACATGGGCTACTAGCATGATGGCAGTAGCAAAGAGAACTATTGCAATGGAGAAAGAAGCTTATATAAGCTATGGCTCTGCGAAAACAACTAAACTCGATTTCATGACAGAAGCCGAGTTGGTTAACTACGCATGTGAGAAATTAAGCTCTAAGTATCAAGTACCAATGGTCTAAACAAACACAACAGGGGTATATCCCTAAGGAGAAATGGTTATGAAAAATATAAACAAACTAGTAAGAGTTCTTGTCGGTTCTGCTTGTCACAAAGACGAAAGAGAATACAATGTTGTGTGTTCTCCTATCGACGCCGCTTATACGGAAGGTGTCAAAGAGAAACAATTCAATCCAACGAACATCCTATGTGACTTAATGGAATTAGATGCAGATGAGTTCAAAGTAGATAGAATCTCTGACGAGGAAGGAGAACTAGGATTAATCAACGGAGAAGGTTATCTTAATGATATGTTCCGTATGCACGATGAAGCTGGTATTACCATGCATCAACTTGATGAAGAACGTCAATTAGAACTTGACGAATCACTTCTGATATTGGCTCGTCAATACTTTCGTGAGCATAATGTACCTCGCACTCAATGGAGCTATAAGTTCAATCGGAAAGTAGACTCTCAAGAAGTTAAAGCTGGTAAACGATTAGCAAAACAGATACAAGAACGTATCTTCCAAATGGACAATGAGCGTAAAGAAGTCGAACAAGAAGAAGAAACGGACAATATACGTTCTCACTTCGAAACTCTGCATGATATCTGGGCTGCTAAAGAGAGAGCTCTAGAAACACAACTAACCAAATGGGGATATGATCTCAATGGTAAACAGATAGCTCGTTTATGCGATATGTATAAACGTCTATGGAAAGAGTATCGTAATCCTGAAGTTAAAATTCGTAAGCTGGATAAGAATCCTGCTATTTCTTATTGGTGGTTTGCTAATCTTCGCAAAACCATCTCTATGCACCTATATCTATCTACTAATTCTACATACTGGCAAGAAAAAGCAGAGAAAGATGTAACTAGCTTCCTTAATACCAAAGGTCGTCTTAACAAAGCAGGGACAAACATTCCTGAAAAGTATATCGATATCGAAAGTATCAGTCGTAAAGAAGAACGTCTCTTCTGTGGAGCTGGTAATCCTGAGGATAACTATATCCGTGATTTCGATCGTAAATACTTTGGTTGTGTCGAAGAACGCACTGTTAATACATATACGTTGCCAACTGGTGCAGCTAATGTGGATGTAGCAGATGCTGTTTATGCTTTGTCACGTAATGAAGGTAATCGTAAACTTGCAGCCGAAGAACTTGAGATAAGCTTGTCTACTCTAGATCGTCGTATTAGTAAAGCAAGAGAGATAATCTTAAACTCTACTGTAGTTAATCCAGAACTAGCAGAAGCTATCTCTAAAGCATTATGAAAGGA